TCATACTCCATATTCAAAGGCATAATGCCTTGAAGCTGAGCGTTCACCTGCGAGCGCATAGCTGCGGCGGTGTCAAGTTTGTAAGAAGCGCCTTGATCGGTCGCACCGGTCAGGTAATCACCGGCAATAGACATAAATTTATCTGGATTTTTTACCGAGGAATAAGCGTTCGCGTAATTGAAAGCTTTCTCGATAATGGAAGAACCATTGGTATTATTTGCATTTGCGGTATCAGAAACTTTCGAAATAAAATCCGCGTCAATAGCATCGATCCCAACTTTATTAGCCAACGCTGCGATGGCGTTTTTGCTTTCGCTGATCGTTTCAGGTGTTTTGGTTGACATCATACCGGCGAGATCGTTGATTTTCGCCTGGTTTTCTGTTGTTCCCATGTTTTCGAGTTGTGCGATTTGCGAAGCACTTAAGTCTTTTGCTTCTGCCCGTTCCGGAATAACTTTTCCGTTCTCGTCGAGCAACCAGTCAAGGTCGCTTTCCTCGACACTGAAACTTTGATCAGGAATATAATTATCAGCAACATTAGCGGCAAAGCCATAATAGGTTTGTTTGGCAGGGGCGCTGCTTCCTGGTCTTCGCGACCTTTCAGCGTATTCACCGGTAAGAATTTGTTTTTGCATGACGTTCGCATCCCACCCCATAGTGAGTTGCGGGGCAGCGGACGGATTTTTTAGTTTCTGATCTGTAACATAAGCGGCCCTTGTTCTTGCAGCCAGCATATTCTGGTTCATATCCTGCCAGATAGAGCCAATAGAAGCTGGGTTGTTTTTATCAGGATTTACCCAGGCGTTATATCCCTCGAGCGCTAAGCCGCCAGCGATCATTGTGGCACCAGCCACAAGGCCGATTGTAGGAATTGCGGAAGCGGTTAAAGCGGTTCCCAAAGCACTTCCGGCTATTCCGGGCATTGCGGATAACATTCCAGGAGCAATCGAAGCAATACCGGCAGTCATGGCGCCCATAGAGGCGTAAGAACCCATTCGGTTTGTAAAACCGCCTTTATCATTCCAGGCACCGGACGCTTCTAAGAAACCACCAAAGACTTCGTAAGAAGATTTTCCTTTGGCGTCTTCATTCAAAGATAGCCGTGAAGCTGCTCCACCAATACCAGAGGCTTCGCCGGATGCAATACCAACAGCTCCCTGGTCTTTAGCAAATTTTTCAGCCGCTTGAATTTGTGGCCCGGCTGTCATGCCCCACAAGCGTTTTATCAGGTAAGAACCGTAGAAGGCTGCACCCATCGGGCCTTGCCAGAATTTCTTACCCATTCCCCCTCTTTGTCCCTGGCTATCGTACGCACCACCACCAAAGCCACCTAATTGAATAGGTTCGTCACCGGCTAACATGTTGATCTCAGAACCCTTTGGCAAGGCAACAGCTTCTTCGGCTGTTATTCCGCTGGTTATTTGTTCACGGAATTGTTTATCAAATTCAGGATTAGAAACACGTAATTTCGCCAGATCAGCTTGAGAAGTATACTTATGCCCTTTGTAAGCCAGATGATTTACAGCGGTTGTCAATGGCCGTTCTTCACCAAGCGCGTCGGTTACAATTTTTTCCGCTTTATCAATCATGGTGTCAGCAACGTCGCTGACAATTGCGTTCATGCGATCTTTTTTGGAATTGCGTTGAGAATTCGTTAAACTTTTATCGGCATCAAGTTCTTTGGCGTAATCTGCCAGTTCGTCATTGATAGCGTCTTGTTTACGTGATTTGATTGTTGCTAAAGCACCAACCCCATTAGTGGGAATGTTGCCTTTTGAGAAAGCGGTAGCAACAGCCTTTTTCGCCATGCCAACACCGCGTTCAAGTTCTGCGTCGTTTAGAATAACTTCTTTTTGACCTGGAAGTGACCATTCGGTTTCGCCATCGGCGTTCTCGCTTTGAATAAGCCCTTCACCGGATTTATTGAACTTCTTGAACGCAGCGCCTTTATTGAAGCCGGTAATTACAGTAGAAGCGGCGTCACGCAGGGTACCTGATAATTTAGCGTCATCCATACCCAAGCCCATCCTTCGATCCAAGGCTTGCTGTGCTTCTGTGAAACCATTACGCGCGTACGCCCCAAAATCATTCAATGTTCTATTGTCAAAGGACTTCGATTTCATTACGGCGTATGCCTGTTTGATTTGTTCCATGGCTTGCGGGTGGTTCGCTAATTCAGGGAAAGTACCCGTAATCATTGCATTGAGATTGGCTTCATTGCCTAACATATCCGGGCTGGTTCCAGCAAGCAAACCTGCAAAATTAGAAACGGTATCATTCAATGCGAGCGTGCCAAGATTACCTTGATTTCGTTCAGTCGCCCGTCGTAAATTCCATTCGCCCTGAATACCAGCATTACCAATAGCATTACCAACCATCGAAGCTGCAGTAGCCTCAGAAATTCGACTAGCGCGGTTTGGTAGTTTAGTCCTAATCCATGAGTTCTTTTCATCATCAGTTGCCGCACGCAGGGAGCCAATACGATTGGCTTCGGCCAGGTTTTTATTTCTGACCAGTGTCGCTTGTTCTTTTTCTTTCCAGGCAGTGTAATCGGCCTGAGTAGCCTGACTGACTATCCGTCCGCTTTCATCGCGGATCACGCCGGATTGATAATCTTTTTGGCCTTTTACCTTAAAGATTTCTCGGCTTTCTCTCCCCATAGCAATCGTGGCGGCCGCATCACGCATGTGGTCATTGTTAACCCACCACATATTACCGTCACCGTCGTCCATGGCCTTATAGATAGCTGTAACGGCTTTTTGCTCGTCATTTACTTTTAAATAGCTTTCGCGCTCCAAAGAATAACCTTCTCGGATTTGAGTATCCTGATTTTTTTGGGCGCGATCCGGATTGACATTTGTAAAACCGTAAGCTTCCTGATAATTCGGAAGATGGCCGAGCGGCGTATAAGAACCATCCGGGTGTCGGTTGCGTTCACTTATCGGAACATCAGCATTTCCGAAGTCGGAAACTTGCGGAACAGCCTGTGATCTTGGTTTTCTGGAAGGCCGTTGTGCGTTACCAAAACCGCGGTTGAAATTATCATCCATCGGGGGCGTTTCAGTGGTCACATTATCGATCGGCGGTTGATCTCCTGAACCGCCACCAGAAGCTTGCGGAGTATTGCTATAATCGCCGAAGTTTGTCGGTGGATTATTTTCAACATCATTACTGATTTCCGGTGCGTTTTGAATAGCAGCGGAAACAGCGGCAGTAGCCTGTTGTGCAGCTTGTTGTTGCGCCCTTCTTTTTGTTGCCCGTTCTTTTCCGACCGCAAACGGTACGGCTGGATATTTACGGTAATAAGGCGAATTCCAGCCGATTGATTTACCACTGGCCTGATAAACTTGTTCTCCAAGAAATTCAGGCGGCATCACTTTTGCAATTTGAGATATTTTTAATTTGTTCGAACCGTGAAGTCGAGCATTTGCCAACCGTGCTTGCAGTGACATTTTTGCTGATCGATTAGTCATAATACTGACCGCCTTATCGTAGTTGGCATTTTGTTTAAAGGCCAATTCACCATCCGTTATGCGTGTTGAAAAATCACCATCGTCACCGATATAATCAGAGGTATCAGGAACGAACCGATTATCATTATTTGAAATAGCCGGATTAGCATCGAGTTCATCCTCGCTATATATTCCATCCGGCCCATAATCAGGTTTTTCATATTCCGGAATAAAATCTCCATCCGGAATTCCCTTAATCGTACGGGCGTCAACACTGTCATCAATAATAGGTACTTCATCCGTATTCGGATTTGCGCCACCAACCAAGACACCCCTGGCGACATTCAAGGCTCGTTTTGCGCCAAACAGAGCATCGGCCTTTCTGGTTCTCGGGCCTTGCATCCCGCGAGGAAGATCATCAACACCTTGATTTTTTTGATCGAAAGCGATTAGATTGTTGACATCATCTTTTGTCAGAAATGCTTGTTTTAATCCAGGGGCCGGTTTCGACCAGGTATCAGAAAGAATGGGATTGCCGTGACGATCCAATCGAGTAAGGCCGTTGGATGAATTACGAATATAGCGGCCGGATTGCACCCTTCCAACAATCGCATCACGGGTTTGTTTGTACAATCCGTAGGGATCGGCGGGCAATGCTACTTCCTCAACTTGCGGCGTCTGACCAGCCAGATAACTGAAACCAGCTACGGGAGCGCCGTTCGAGGGAATAAATGAGCCTAAAGCAACTGCGTTACCACCCCGCATATAATCAGCGGCGAACGACATTTCTTCTTCGTTCAAACCGGACAAATGGGCGGCCACTAAACTGCGTTGTTCGATGCTTTGACCAGGATAGGCACGCGCCATTTGTCTTTGTAAGCCCTGAAAAGCCGAATAACGCTCAGGGTCTTCCTGAATAGCGCTCTCATTGACATTCAATCCAAGGCGATACAGAACACTCTTAGACATAGTCTGTTCATAGTTATCACTTCGGATTAACATACCGGTCGCGTCTCTCTGGCCGGCGACCGATCCGGAAAATGGAATTTCGGGGGCAGCCACGTTCTCAGCAAAATCTAAGGGAATGTTCAAGCCAGATTGCGCGACTTCACTTCGGTTTGCGTTACTTAAAGCTGCGCGACCGCTTCGAAAAACATGATCGGCTAATGAGCGAATATTTGGCCGTAGTTGCTCGGTTTGGGTTGCGGCTCTTGCGGGTGCCCCATTATTACCCCACGGATTATAAGAAATAATCCCATTAAAAACACCCTGCAGCAGCACGGACATCGTATTGGCATAATCCACGCCATGCTCTTGAGTTAACTTTGCCGCACCGTAACCGGTCGGTTGCACAAAAGAACTTGCAAGACCGCGCACAATATCACCGACCGTTTTTGGTGGTGTTATCTTAATATTATTCGAGATACCTGGATTAGCCGGAACACTTTTATTTCCGATATCGGAAAACCACTCACCGACTTTTGCAACAATAGAGTTGCCTTTTGGTGTGATATGTTCAAGTTCATTATTCATAAAACCATTCCAGCTTTGTGAAACAGGTTGGTTTTGCACTCCTTTGTAGATCGCATCCAATTGACCTTGAGTTTGCGGCTGAGAACGTGTACTTAAGAACTCAGGAAATGAAGGATAGGCGGGGCCAACATAACCGGTAAGCGGGTGATTTTGAGGTAAGTTGGATGACCAGTTAGCATATTCGGTTTTCGCCCAATTGCCGTAGGCTTTTTCCATCGCACCAAATACTTCAATTCCCATGCGATCTTGAATGGCCGTTGGGAGATTGATAGAATTCGCAAGATAATCGAGATTAGCGGCTTTCAATGCGCCATATTCGTCAAAGGCATCCATACCAAATTGCCTTTGTTTGCTGCGAGCATCAATAGCGTCTAACTGAGCTTTGGTTTTACGAAAAATTGGCAAACCGCTATCTGTCATGTATTTCTCCATTAAAAAAACTAGGTCAGGGTGGGAGGCGTCACCCTAAACCTAGTTCTTTAGTCCTGTTAGCCTCGGAATTACTTAATCTTCGTTTTTCTTCAAGACCTTCATTTACCCATTTGAGAAAATATCTTTTGTAAAAAACCGGTTCGTCAAGCGGGTTATCAAAAAGTGGTCTGTGCGAATTTAGTGAGGCAATCGTGATTTCAAGTAACTTGTATAAAACGGGGTCGTCGCCTTCATTTAAACTAATTACATCCTTTACTTGATCAGAAAGTTCCTCTAACTGAGTGGTTCTTCCTGATCTTCCGTTACTTTTGGGGGTTCCTTACCCCACTCAATCGTTGCTTGGTAAAGGGCTTCATAAAGTTCTTCAATCAAGCCCGGGGGCATTTTGCCAAGTTCTGCTTCAATCGCTTCAATTGTCAATCCCTGACCGATAAACGGTTTGCCGCCATCTTCAACCGGCTCGTCAATTTTCTTCGGAATATTTGACCCTGCATAAGAGAGAGCCAGTTCGCGAAGCATGATTTCCATTTTGGTCGGCGGGTACTCCCGTTTGACCTTATTGATCTCAATGACGCGGTTCTGATAAAGATATTTCTGCAAAGCAAGTTCGTCACGGGCGGTTACTGGTTTGAATTTCCACCACCAGGACGGTTGCCGTAAAAGGGTATAGGTGACTTCATCGATGATTGCGTAATTACCAAAATTTGACATAATGCCTCCAAGCATTTAGATTGATTTAGTAGGCTGTCGCCTGTTTATTGACCAATGTTGCGGTGATCGGAGCGGCTGCGTTGTCAGCCAGGAAGATACCGTTTACACTCATAACAACCTCTTGACCTGAGCGCATACCGATCGGTTGTGCAGCCCAAACCATGTTCCCGAGAGCACCAACCCCGCCATTGCCTTCTATTTTCAGGCTGTATGGTTCAGTTGCAGCACCGGCCAGTTCGTCGGTTGCGACTTCGATTGAGAATTGTGCATCGCGCATGATAGTGGCAGCCCATACACCGGTAGCAGCCGGATCGTAATTGACTTTCGTGTACAGATCGCCATCAGTCACTTTGATGACAAAGGAAACTGCGAAAGCGCGTCGGGTGATGTTGAAACCAACCGGATAGTTGGAACCCAAGACCCATTGCTGATCCAACGGAATGACCATACCTGCCGTGAAGGAACCGGATACAACTTTGTTGACTGCTCCATCGGGTAAAGTAACGACCACTTTCGGGCCAATGAATTCCGGCCCACCGTCGAGATATGTCTGCGGGTTCCAGGCGGTTGTTGCTACCTTGGAAGGTTTTCCACCAATAAAACCGGCCGCACCGCGCACAAAGTCGTTTGCAGCGAACTGCAGGGAAAGGCTGGAAACGCGAATATCCTGGAATGTTTCACCAAAGACATTGCCGGGGGCTGAACGCACGGAGTAGTAAGGAGCGTCAAACTGATCGGCTCCCAATGTAAACACATGCGGATAAGCGGTACCATCAAGAACAGCACCGATGGTGTCCAGCCCAAAAGCACCCATCAATAATTTTCCGAGTGTTTTCGGACGCGGAATGAATTCCAGCGCACCAGCAGCGGAAACGCCCATTTTCTTGACGTCGCGGGTCATTGCCCCGCCGCCAATTTCATCATCCAACGGGACGATAATGTTATTCGGTGCCATACCGCCACTTTTGAAAAGCATGTAATCAAAATCGGCTGCAGTAACATTTGGCACACCGATGCCGGTTTGTTTTGCCAAACCGAAAAAAGAAGCATCTGAACTAGCCATATTAATTTACTCCTATAACTTCTGAGGTCAAAACCTGAAACCGGGTCTTGATGTGATAGTCGAAGCTGTCCGGGGGGCCGCCTGAAAACACCATTTCGCTTCGTAACGCATCGCCAAAAGCGCCCATTGAAACCCTGGCCCCATTGACGGAGATACCGCCGAAGTTTGTTCCTAAGATCGTTTGCTCAATACGTTGTTTAAGCGTGGTGGCAATCGACCGTGAAGTAGCAGCGTCTTCTTTGGTATTGGTAAATAAGCAGCGGCACTTTACTGTAAAACGTCTTTTCCAAATAATCCCGCCACCAATTTCGGTTTCATAAATGGTGTCGTCCCAAGCTTCCGGCGAATTTCCGATACCGGAATTCTTGATCTCTTGGTCGGGATCATTGACAAACAGCATTACGCTGATACGGGCAACGTCGGGATCGGGTTCGCCCTGCAGCTCGCCAATTTTGATCACACCGGCTTTAGTGGTATCGTCAACATCGGTGATCAGTTTTTGGGTGAGTTCATCGAATAACTTGGCGAGAATTGCATCCTGAATAGAACTCATTATTTGACCCTTCCGACCCGATAAAGGCTTACGGCACCGCCGCGATATCGGGTTGCAATCGCGTCACGGTAGTCGCGCATCAGGTCTTCAACTTCATCAGAGATCGGGTTATCGTCGCGTTTTCCCCCGCCTACTTTGAAGCGGTCTAATGAAGCCTGTTTACCACGCATTTTGGTAAATAACCGGCCCCGCACAAATAAACGGATCAACTCGATGTCTATGTCAGGGACTGTGAGGTCGAAAGTGATATCTTCCGCAGATGCCGGAACTGGATGAACCGCGTCGTACGAAAGGTAAAGAATTTCGCCATCGGCTGGCACATTCGATGTTTTGATTGTGCCAGCGATGATGGTGTAGTATTTCGGTGAAAATGACAATCGGTACCGAACTCCTGGTCGTCGTCCACGTTTCTCCAAGTAGGTATCCAGGGGATTTTCTACATGAGTAGCCGCAATAAAATCAGTTGGCAGAGCGTAGCCACCATCGGCAGCTACAATCTCTACACGGTCAAGTTGCCGCGGAAACCACAAAGAATAATCCCGGATGGCGTCTTTTACGTTGACGTAAATCTCACCATCCGACCAACGCGGTGAAGTTGCATTGGTATCTTGAAGATCAGAGCGAATATCGCTCAGGAGTTCGGCCCAAGTTGTCATAGTTTAGTCTGTACTTCCTGCGGTCTGATGCACTTCGATGAATTCCGGTCGGAACATCTTGAACTTCAAGAACGCTCTCCATCCGATACGATTGATCATTTGCATGTCATCGTATTTCGGAGGAATGATCGGTACTGGCCGTTCAGCAACACCCATCACGACAGCGGGGCCGCCGATGAATACGGAGTTATGAATGGTGATACCTAAAGTAACGAGATCACCGGAAAGATGAGGTTTCATCAATGGCTTGTCGAAGGTCAATGATCCAGCAACATCACCGGTTTTGGCAACGATACGTCGTGTTTCCTGCTCACCATCTGTTTCCAGAGGGGGATTTCCAGCGCCACCATTGATTGATTGGCTGGAGATTGTGACAATATCACCAACTGAGAAGTTGGTCACATCAGCACAAGGAACGGTACGCACGGAGGCGGCCTGACCAACCGAGTAAACGGTATCGACGGTCGCGGCAGCACCCTGACCAACGACGGTTGGAGCGGATAAGGTTGTCTGTTCGATCACTGCACCATGGTTGCGGAGAACCATACGGTTTGTGCGAACATAACGAACGCCAGCCCACATACCAACTTCGCTGGTAAACTTGCGGTCTGTTCCAACATATTTCTGAATATCCAACCAGCCGTTTCCGGCTACGGTACGAATATCATGGATAACCCGTGGGGTTGTCACACAAACGATTACCGCGCCATCACCGTCTTGTGTACCGGCGATACCAGGAATTTCAGCTTCCTCTAAGTGAGTACGAGCCAACTCACCGAGGTCGGGATCGAATAGGTCAGTAGCCTGAATTAACGCACGGCTGGCCCGCGTTCCACCTGCAAACACCGGGTAAGGGTGAGATAGGAAAGCGTTACGGGCAAGAATGTCCATGGTATCTTTCAAGTTCTGGCCAATTTTTTCACGCACTAAACCGCGCAGATCGCCCCGGTTCAGGTAATTGACAACTTGGGAATAATCCGAGAATTTCAGGGTATCGCCATGGATTTCCATGTCCAGGTTTACTGAACGTGTATCCAGGTGAGCGCCGCGCAGCCAGATATCCTGTTCGGATAAGGCATTGAAATTCGGATCGGTGTCGAACACTTCTGAGTAGTGCATGACGCCGGTTGCTTTTGCAGCAAAGTCTTCTTTGGTTGCGCAGAACGGAACCATGATAGATTTTGTGCGCAGAGTGTCCATAAGAACATCTGAGTAGTAATCACGCTGCCAAGCTGGCATCGCGCCGGAGAACATAGCTCCGGTGGTATATTCATTAGCCATTAGTCCACCTCATTAGGAGTTTTGTGCGGTCAACCAATCCCAATATTGGTCTTGGGCGGTTTCCCTTTCAGCCGAACCAAGCGGTTTGCTGTTGATAAATTTTTGCCATCCATCTTTCGAGGCCGGCACCTGAGCGGTTGTTTGTGTGCTCGACACCGGTGGCGTAATGCCAGATAGCAACTCTTTTTCACGCTGCTTGACCTGTTTGTCGGCATATCCCGTGAAGGTTTCGAATACGCTTTTCAAGGCTTCTTCGTCTTCTAAATTGGGAATTGCGTCCATAATTTCGAGCAGGTCAGATCGTCCCATTGCCTTTGCAACTTTGACTTTGCGTTGCATTGCGCGCAGGTTGCTGAGTTCTTTTTCGGCAGCCGTTTGTGCTTCAAGCAAACTTTGGAGTTTCTTGTCACGTTCACTGACCGCAATCGTCTTCTCGGTATCCTTTGCGTCGAGTTGCATTTTTAGCTGTTCGTATTCCGAAGTCTTCAATGCAAGATCGTCTTTGGCTTTCCGTTCAGATAACGTCAGTGTTTCCACTTTTTGAACTAACCCATTGAAACGGGCTTGTTCAACGTAACCGGATGGAACCTGCTGTTGAGAGGTGTTTTGCACCTGTTCGTCAGGGGTGTTTGTATCGGTCGTCATTTCGAGTAATTCCTTCTATTTCTTCAAAATGCTCAAGGCTTGGAGAACCAGGCTGTTGAGTTTTCCGATGTCGGAAATGACAGCGGTTAATACGTCCGAAGCCTGTTTGATCCGTTCGTCAACGGGGGGAATAACAACGGGCGGGGGAACAACAACAACGGGAGCGCCATAGTCTTCAACAACTTTCCATTGATCGGAAAGTCCCTGAGTGATGGCGTCGTCCCAACAGTAAAAACTGACAGCGGGGAGATTTAATTTCTCGGCACGGTCAAGGAAGTCTTTTACGTCAGCGCTTTCAACCGTCCAGCCATGTTCGGAATAAACAGAGGCAACTGGTTCGTAAGCGGGATTGACCCCTAATTTGGCGTTCAGCGCTTTGAACTCATTGAAACTGCGTTCAAGCTGATCACCGGCATTATGAGCGCCCTGCCAGTACACTTGCGGCATATTGATCGAACAACCGCCCAAGAACTGTTTCCAGGGAAATTCGGGGTGTAAGGTGGGGAAGCGATAAGAGGCAATCGCGATAGGTAAATTCGGATAAGACGAACGCAATATGTTCGTCAGGGATTGTGCTTCATTCGGTTTGTCTTTGTATTCATACTCGGCGTCAATAATGTAGCCGTCTAACTTAAGGCCATCGATACGCACGCGGGCTGCAGCAATTTCGTATTGCGGATAACCGTAGACATAATGCCAGCCCCAAACCTTTATCCCGACAGCTTTTAAAGCGGCAACGGTGGCCGGACATTTATCCACACCATTGGTAATGTTGTAGCGATACCCGCCATCGGCAACCTTGATATAAACATCGCTAAACCCGGCCAGTTTGGCTTTGGCAGCTATTTTCAAAGGATCGCCGCCCTCTATATCCTTAATCTTCCAGATCCATGCACTTTTTTTCATTCGGTTCGATATTCCTTTCCGCGCCATATAGCGGATGTTTGATTTCCTTCGCCGTGAATGAGTACCGGTTCGACTGAGAGGTCGTTACCGCGTACTTCGGCCAGCACAATACCGTTTTCCCAATTGGGGTGTTCAACGTATTCCGGCTCGAGATCACAAAGACAAAAACTTTCAACGCCGATAGTCACTCCGGCACGACTGCGTGAGTAATAGACACCCCCTCGGTGGGTATGACCTGTCATGGTACTCACGGCATATCGCTCGCCATCTACTTCGGCGCGTGCTGAATAGGCACTTTCTTTGCGTACGTATTTACCGTGTTTCAGCACAACGGCGTCATTAATTTGCAGTTCGGTGTTGATCCGTCCGTTGTCATTCCAGATGATTTCAAGATCATCCAGGCCCAACACTTTCGGAAGGGCAAACTCGGGAAACATGATGATTTCCGGTAAGCGCCACATAAAACGCTCATAGCGGTTTTCGTGATTACCGAGCAAGTAATACTTGGTAGCATTAGGAGCAGCTTCGCCCCATTCCCGTTGGCCTTCAAACCAAAGGGTTACTTCTTCGTAGATACCGCCCTTGGCACGGTTGGGGTTTTTGTCGAACTTCGACATCGCATAAAAATCCATACCATCCGAACCGGACATCAGAATAGTCGGATCAAAATCACGAACAATCTGCAAGGCAACATTGCGGGCATATTCGTTTTGATAAGGAAAATGCTCGTCAGTCGGAAATGCGATTTTAGCGAAGGGAGTTTCTATCTTCATTCACTCACCTTCTTGGTTTGTGGTTGGTTCTTACCGGCCTGTGCTTCCAGCGCGTCATTCGACTTATCGGAAGGATCACCATTTTCCATCACGGGAGGATCGGGATAAAGGTCTTTATCCTTTTTCATGGCCTTGATCCGTTCCACTTCGGAAGCGCCGTAATCGAGTTTCTTCACGGCAGTTTCTAATGAGATCGACGGAACCGTTAAGGACATCAGCTTGACTACTTCATCGACAATCGCCTGGTGATCACGCGGCATAATGTCGGAAAGCACGGGTAATACTTCACCGTTGATAATCTTGTCTAAAGCCCGCACGGAAATGCCGGGGAATTTCTTTTGTTTCATAATCTTGGCCGACATAATTGCCATTCGCCGGATACCATTGATCATGTAGGAACGGGAACGCCGGATACTTTTCACGTACGACCACATACGCAGTTCAAGTGTTGAACCGGATCGCTGGCCGCCGCCATTATCCTCACCGAAGATAATCGGTGGCGAAGAAGCGGAAGTTCGCGCCCAATCATAAACAAAACGAATGTATTCAAAAGCGACCGGATCGACCGCGTTCTTGGGTTCCATAATGCCGACCGTTGGCGGTAAGTTAGCGCCAAGTGTGCGGCCTAAATCCCAAAAAGCATTTGCGCCCAAGGGGAAGTTTTCGTTATTGAATTTTGAAGGCAGGTTGAAGCCCCACCGGATCGGATGCGCGTTATAGTTGATCGCTTCACTTACATCTGCTACACGCATATTCAATTCGTTTTGCAGCGGGATAATATCTTCGGTCAGGCTATCGCCAAAATACGAACGGGTACGCATACGCGGGATAAAGACAAAAGGAATGATGCCCCAAGGGTTTGATCCTGAATACGCTTCAATGCGCATATTCCCGATTGAATTTTCGTAAGACGCCTTTGTCCAATGCTCAACACGGATCGGAATTAACTCATCGCCCTGATACCCGTATTTCAAGCGAGCCTGTTCTCGGGTCATCGGAATATAGAGATAGACCTCAAGCAACTCATCGGGATCGTCCGGATCAAAGACCGGGAAGAAACCCTGAATAAAAAGACGGTTCCACTTAACCCCACCATTGCCGGATAAGACCGGCACAACTTTAAAAACGGCACCGCCATAAATTTCACGATCCAAAGCGGCTTCCCATAAAACAGAATTGCCGTTTGAATTCAGGACGATATCATTCAGGATTTCGATAGCATTGAGCGCGGCGTCATCTGTAACGTCGTCGCGTTTGGCTTCAAAAGAAACAATGCTATCGCTCCATTCGCCAAAAAGTCCGTCCGCGTGTGCCAGACAGAGCATTTTGACCAGGTTGAGGCCGACCGGATACATGAGAACTTCCTCACCATCCACCGGCTGCTCAAGGTCGATTGTTTCTTTGAAAACCGCGCCATCAAAATAACGAGCATACTTCTCGCGAAGTGAAAACTCGTTTTCCCAAAACATGCGGGTATCGTTTGAAACATCGCCGAAATCTGAGAAATCTGGAAACATGTACAAGGGCTTGTCCTCGGGTTTAACAAAAAAAAGAGGGCTGAACTTTTCAGTCAGCCCTCCAATTTATTTGGTCGGGAGTTTATGCTTTTTCCGACATCGGAAACCGAGCGTTTTATCGTCGATCTCCATGTAAGCCGGTTCTCCCTGGTGGATCACCAGGATGGATATTTCCTTTCCGGTGCGCAAGGTTTCAATTACTTCCCGCCTTGCTTCGCTTACATCTACATTCAGACTATGATTTGCCGGAGAAATGATTACCGAGTATATTTCCCCGTAACCAACCTCGGTCATCGCATTTAAAAGCAGATTTTCAACCTTGGAAACTCTCATCCCTTATTATCGCATGATCCATTTAATTTGTCAAGGTTACAATACATTTGTAACAGTAATAATACAATCTGGACAATCACAACCTTTTCTTTTATAACTTTCACACCATCTGCCTGGTTTATCGGGTGCCGGAATGTATAGTTTACGCAAACTACACCACTCAAAACCAACCAGATCGATCTTTTGTTTTGAAACTTTACGGGCTTCGCTCTTTTGCTCATAAAAAGCGCACCAGGTACAGTCGGGAATATGAGATTTTTTCATCTG